AAGCACTCTGGTGGGAGCAGCGGGCGTACGCTGAGCGGTGCAAGGCAGACCCGAAGCTAGACCCGGCGTTCTTCGGCTGTGTGTTCAAGGCCGACGAAGCCGATGACCCTTTTGCTGAAGCGACGTGGCACAAGGCCAACCCGTCACTGGGGCACACCATCACGCTTGAGTCATTCGCGGCAGACGCCCTAGAGGCCAAGAACAGCCCCAGCAAACTCAACTCGTTCCTGCGTTACCGGCTGGACGTGGCCACGGCGTCAGACGTGCGATGGATTCTGCCCGACAAGTGGGCTGCGTGCGGTGGCGAGTTGCGACCACTCGACGGCCGCCAGGCGTACGTTGGGCTGGACTTGTCGAGCACCACGGACCTGACGTGCGCCGTGTATCTCTTTCCTGACGAGGACGGCACATTCGACGTGCTGCCATTCTTCTGGGCCGCTGCTGAGAACGCCCAAGGCCGGGCGCACCGAGACAAGGTGCCATATCTGGACTGGGCCAAAGAACGCAACGAGTACGGGCCGCTGCTACGGCTCACGGACGGCAATGCCACCGACTACGACACCGTGCGGCGAGACATCAACGAAATCAGCAAGCGTTTCGTGATTCGGCAGATGGGCATAGACCCGTGGAACGCTCAGCACATCTCGCAGCAACTGCAAGGAGATGGCTTTGAAATCGTAGAGTTCAGACAGGGTTTCGGCTCAATGTCGAGCCCTGCCAAGTTCCTGGAGACGCTGGTTCTGTCGGGCAAGCTGCGGCACGCCAATAACCCGGTGCTGTCGTGGATGGCTAGTTCTGTGGCAATCGAAATGAATCACGCAGGTGACATCAAGCTGAGCAAGTCCAAGAGCACCGAGCGCATTGACGGAGTGGTGGGACTCGTTGAGGCCGTTGGGCTTTGGCAGAAGGCGACGGCACCAAAGCCAGAACAAACCTGGGAAATCCACACGATATGATCGCCAACGCCGAGACGCCCGAGAAGTCCTACCGCATCATTGATCTACGTGGCTCGTACGGCGACGGGTGGAGCGAGTCGCCTGCTCGAGGCCCGGCTGGGGTTCGCATCACGCCCGAGACGGCGCTGATGTGCTCGGCGGTGCTGGCCTGCGTGCGGCTGATTGCCGAGAACGTAGCAACGATTCCGCTGCACCTGTACCGGCGGCTGCAAGAAGGCGGCAAAGAGCGTGCCCGTGATCTGCCGCTGTACCGGATTCTTTCGCAGGCACCCAACGGCTGGCAAACGTCGTTTGAGTTCCGCGAAATGCTGACGGCTCACTGCCTGCTGTACGGCAACGCCTACGCTGAGATCCGCAGCGGTTCCGCCGGGGCTGTCACTGAGCTCTGGCCGCTGCACCCCAGCCGCATGACGGTGAAGCAGCTGGAGGACGGCACGCTGCGGTACTGCTACCGCGAGCAGAACGGCACTGAGTCGTACTACCGCCAAGATCAGATTTTCCACCTGCGTTGGCTGAGTCAGGACGGCGTGACTGGAATGCTTCCCATCACGCTCTCGCGTGACGCTATCGCCCTGGCCCAAGCCCTTGAGGCTCACGGCGGCTCGTACTTCGGCAACGCCTGCCGGCTGTCGGGGCTGATGGAAAGCGACAACCCGATCACGGTTGAGACTGCCGAGCGGCTGCGTGAGCAGTTTGAGAGAATTCACAGGGGCGCTGACCGGGCTCATAGAACGGCTGTGCTGCCGCAGGGCGTGCATTGGAAGGACGTGCAGGCGTCTAACGAGGCAAGCCAGTTCCTTGAGACGCGGGCGTATCAGACGGTTGAGATTTGCCGTGCGTACCGGGTAGACCCGTCGTATGTGCAGGACAAGACCAAGGTTGGCTACGCGAGCCAAGAGCAGGCCGCCATCGACTTGGTGCAGCAGACGCTGCTGCCGTGGTTCCGCCGTTGGGAATCGGCCATCACCCGCGACTTGGTGACGCAGGATGACGTGTACTTCGCTGAGTTTGATACCCGTGGCCTGCTGCGTGGCGACTTGGCCGCCCAAGGTGCATGGCTGCAGACGATGCTCACCACGGGCATCTACAGCGTGAACGAGTGCCGCGAGGTGCTCAACATGAACCCGATTGGCCCAGAGGGCGATCAGCGGTACATGCAGATGAATCTGACCACCATGCAGGGCATCGCGGCAGATGCCGCCGTTGGCAACGCTGGCGAGCCTGCCCCAGCGGACAACCTGCCCGTTTCTTACACCGATGAACTACTTAACGGCACGACGCCGCCAGAAGGTGCCGTTAAGCCCGCTGGCCCAATGCCACGCGCTCGCAAGCCCCGCAAAAAGAAGTAAGCCACATGGACAACCTTGAACGCCGCTCCGTTGCTCTGCCGCTGACGCTGGAAACCCGTGACGCCGGCAAGGCGTATATCGGTGGCTATGCGGCCAAGTACAACGTGCGCAGCACGATGCTGGGCACATTCCGCGAGCAAATCATGCCGGGGGCGTTTACCCGTGCCCTCAAAGAGCAGGCGCACCCCGTCGTTGCCCTGTGGAACCACGACCCCAACTACGTGCTGGGCTCAACACGCAGCGGCACGTTGACGGTGGACACCGATGACGAGGGCATGCGGTACAGCGTTGAGGTGCCTGACACGCAGCTGGGCCGGGATCTTTCCACGCTCATCGCTCGAGGTGACGTGTGGGGAAGTTCATTCGCGTTCGTCATTGGCGAGGAGTCGTGGGACAAAGACGAAGATGGCACGGCCCTGCGTAGCGTGATTTCCGTGGAAGGCGTCTATGACGTTTCACCAGTTCTGACGCCAGCGTATGAGCAGGCCACAACCGGCGTAGCGGTTCGCAGCTATGAGCGGTTCCTACAATCGCACCGACCGGCGCTGAAGCTGCCGGAACTTCGACGGGACGCGAAGACCGAAAAGCAGATTCGCAGGTTTTTGAGGCAGCATGGCCACAAAGTCGGGTGATGTTTGCGGCCACTGCCGCTCTGCACGTCTTGGCGTGTATGCGTCTGTGGAAAAGGCGAACGTCTGCACGCGGTATCTGCGGTGCCCGAACTGCCGGCACACTGCGAAGCAGTGCGTGAAGTCGTGCGAGATTCGCCGGCGCTCGTTACCTAACTAGGTAACTACTCGCAGCACGCATTCTGCAAGGACTGCCCGGCCCGGCTCTACCGTGCGAATAGGTCACCACCTACCGCACACAGGAGCCACGCACATGGCCGCCAGCAAGGTCAAAGAACTTCTCGACGAACTCGCCGCCACTCTCGCTGAGCTTGGCATGCTCGATGAAGAGGGCGCTGCGGAAGAGGCTGGCGAGAACACGGACGGCACGCCCGTTGAAGGCGAGCGATCCGCCGTTGAGGCCGTCGAGGCCCGGCAGGCGAAGTACGACGCCCTGCTTGCCAAGGCTGAGCGGATCAAGGCCGCGATTGCCAAGAGCGAGGCCGCTGAGGCCCGCAAGGCTGAACTGCTCAAGGTTCTGCACCGCGCTGCACCCGTGGAGACAACCGACGTGAAGACTCGCATTGAGCCCATTTCGACCCGTGGCTACAAGCCCGGCATTTTTGAGTCTCCCGAGATGGCCCACCGCTGCGGCCAGTGGCTCAAGGCTCACTTCGGCGACCGGAACGCCCGGCAGTGGTGCTCGGACCACCTCGGTGCTGAGTACCGCGACATGGGCGGCCAGGTGAACAGCCTCGGCGGTGCTCTGGTTTTTGAGGACTTCTCAAACACCATCATTCGCCTTGTCGAAAAGTTCGGCGTGGCGATGAACGTCTTCCAGAACGTCACCATGTCAAGCGACACCCTTCTGGTGCCTCGCCGGCTGACGGGCGTGACCTCGTATTGGTTGGGAGAAAATAGCACCATCACGACGAGTGACCCGACTGCCACGATGGTGCAGCTGGTGGCCAAGAAGCTGGCGTGTGCCACGAAGGTGAGCAACGAGCTCCTGGCCGACAACGCGATCTCGGTTGCATCGTGGCTCGCCCAGGAATACGCCACCTCGCTTTCGGCCGCTATTGATGACGCGGCGTTTAACGGAACCGGCACCAGCACCTACGGCGGCATCCGTGGCCTTGTGCAGATCGATGACGGCACGCACACGGCGTCGATTGCGACAGCAGCCACCGGCAACACGTCGATTGCGGCCCTGGACATTGACGACTACCTCGGTGCTCTGGCGAAGCTTCCCCGCTACGCCATCGGCACCTCGGCGTGGTACATGCACCCCAGCGTCTACCACAACAGCGTGCAGCGCATGATGCTGTCGAGCGGCACGGCTGGCAGCGGCACCATCGGTGCTCTGTCGGGCGGCAACACGGCTGCGAACCTTGCTCAGGGCACGCCCAACACGTTCCTTGGCCTGCCAGTCGTGTGGGTGCTCAAGATGACTGCGGCCCCCACCACGGGCACGATCGCTGCCTACGTTGGCGACCTGTCGCTGGCTGGAATCATGGCGGTTAAGTCTGACATGCAGGTTGCGTCCAGCACTGATCGCTACTTCGAGGCGGACCAGACTGCCTTCCGTGCCATCCAGCGGCTCGACATCAACGTGCATTCGCTCGGCTCAACCACCGAAGCTGGCCCGGTCGTGGCTCTCAAGCTTGCCTAAACCTGACTCACCCTTCCCCGGAGAACTTTGAACCATGAACCATGCCAGCGGCAATAAGAGCGTGACGAAGGCTGCGGCGAGCGTTGCGGCTTCGGCCACGCACTCGCACGAGATTGACACGCTCGGTTTCAAGTATGCGGCCATCGACGTGGTGTTCAGCCCGTTTACGGCTGCCACCTCGTCCTATGCCAGTGTGCTGAAGGTGCAGGAGTCGGATGCGTCCGGTTCCGGGCAGGCGGACATCAGCGGTCTCTCGGTGACGGCTGGTGCCGGCAGCACGACCGGCGCGAGCGTCGGTGCTGTGGCTCGGTTCAACATCGACCTGCGTGGCCGCAAGCGTTACCTGACGGTTGTGACGAGCCCAGGCAACACGGTGGCGGTTGTCACCAACGCCCGGCTCAGCAAGGCCGAATCGTTCCCGACCGATGCCACCACGGCTGGCGTGAACAACTACGCCAGCCTCTGACGCTGGACACGCTTGATAAAACGCCCAACAGCGGGCGGCTGGGTTCGCCCGGCCGCCCGTTTGGCGTTTACCGAGGAGCACTCGTGAAGTTTCGCGTAGGCAACATTGAGCACGATCTGCGAGTCGAAGCGGCGTTCTCTGTGCCCCGCTTGGGCTTTCAAGACAATTTCTTCTGCACGATGCAGAGCCTGTTGCCGCTGAACATTCGCCCTACGAAGTTTACGGGGGCGTTTTGGGAACAATGCCTAGACCGCGTGCTGCTGGACATGATTGACCGCACTGACTGGGTGCTGGTGGTGGATTTCGACAGCGTGTACGAGGCCGACACCATCCAACGGCTGATGACGGCGGCGCTGATCAGCGGGTACGACGCCGTGGCGCCGCTGCAGACGAAGCGTGACGAGGGCGTGCCCATGTTCACGCCCGAGGGCCACGACGGCACCATTGGCACGGTGCAGCTGCCTAACGCATGGTTTGAGGCGGTGATCCAGCCCGTCGAAACTGCTCACTTTGGCTGCACGCTCATTCGCTCGTCAGCACTCAAGCGGACGGCAACGCCGTGGTTCCTGGGCACGCCCAGGCCCGATGGCCACTGGGGCGACGCCCCTGCCGGCGAAGTGACGAGGACAGACCCGGATATTCACTTCTGGCGGCAGTTCAAAGCCGCCGGCAACACGCTGGGCATCGCCCCGCAAGTGGCGATTGGCCACGCAGAACTCAAGTTCACTTGGCCGGGCCGGGATCTCAAACCCGTCTACCAATCGCCTAGCGACTACTGGAACAAGGGTGGCCGCAGGCCGCCCGAGGCGTGGGGAAGCATTGAGCACGGGGAGATGAACGCATGAAAGATGACCAATCCCGCATCCGTTTCGTGCGGCCCTACCAAGCGTACAGACGCGGTGACGTGATCGTGATGGACAAGGGGCCAGCCAAGAGCCTTGTGCTGCATGGCTACGCCGTCAATCACGTCGAGGAGCAGCCCCTGCTCGAGGTGGCGACCGTTGAGCGCCGCGACGTGGAAACCGCAGACGCACCGCGCAGGAGAAAGCGCCGATGAGATACCGCAGCCTCGTCCGTGCCACTGAGCCGGCCAGCAACCCCGTAACGCTGGCAGAGGCCAAGCTGCACCTGCGCATTGACAACACAGACGACGATGCCCTGATTGGCAACCTCATCACGGCGGCTACCCGTTGGGCTGAGGATTATTGCGACCGGACGTTTTGCAATACGCGGTGGCAGATGCGCGTGGACTCGTTCTACGGTGCCATTGGTTCGCCGGTGCAGTTCGGGCTGAAGGCTGATGGCAACAACATTGACGGCCGCCAAGGCACCGTGCCGCAGTTGGACTTGGAGTTGCCACGCCCGCCGATGGTGACGGCCGGAACGGCCACGGCCATCACGATCACGTACACGCCCGCTGTGAGCGGCACCACGGCCACGCTGGACGCCACGTCGTACCGGGTGGACCGCCAGGCCACGCCGGGGGTTTGCCGCCCGCTGTACGGCCAGACGTGGCCCTCGCACCTTGTCGATCAGAACAGCGTCACGGTGACGTGGTGGGCTGGCTACTCGTCAGACGGCACGAGCGTACCTGCCCCGGTGAAGTCTGCCGTTCTCATGATCGTCTCGCACCTGTGGAGCAACCGTGACGCAGCCCAGGAGGTGGCCTTAAACGAGGTGCCCTTCGGAGTCAAAGCGATGCTCGACACGCTGCGGTGGGGGAGTTATCGCTGATGATGCTCCCGGCTGGAAAAATGTGGACACGCGTGACGATTCAGCAACCGTCTCCAACGGCGAACGAGGTTGGCGAGCCGGTGCTAACGTGGTCAACCTTTGCCACCGTGTGGGCCGACGTTCAGCCGCTGTCGGCTCGAGAAACTGAGCGGTACGCCGAAGCCGTTGGATTCATGAGCCACAAGGTGCGGATTCGTTACCTCAACGGTCTCACGTCAGCCATGCGGATTGTGTACCGAAACAGGGTTCTGGAGATCGGCCAAATAACGGAACACGACAGGTTGGATTATCAGGAAATCATTTCCACTGAGAAAAGGGACGCATCTTTCGTGCCTACTGTTCCTTCCGCTCCTGTGATTTACACGGCTAGGGATACAGATCCGATTCAGTGGACAACTCCCAGCGACGGCGGCTCTGCTCTCACGGGGTACAAGCTCTACAGAAACGGTGAGCTAGTGGAGCCTGACGACCCAAGCAATCCGTGGACCGAATCTAGTTCGGACACGTATGCAGTCGGTTCCGTGATGCAAGTCCGCGCCGTGAACGCCGTTGGGGATGGACCGCTTTCAGATCCGGTAACGGTGGCATAAGGAACACGCCATGAGCCTGCCCGAAGCCCCAGAAGCATTTCTGTACGCACGCCTGACAAGCCGCACGGCCGTCTCTTCGCTCATTAGCACGCGGGTATACCCGCTGATTGCCCCACAGGGCGCGCCGCTGCCGCTGGTCGTGTACCAACGCACCGCCGTTGAGCGTCCCCAGTCGCTCGCCGGCAACGTCGGCAACCCCGTGGTGACGCTGCAGCTGACCACCTACGGCACGTCGTATACGAGCGTGAAGTCGATTGCTCGAGCGGTACGCCTGGCGGTGGATGGCTGGACGGGCACGACGGCCGGCGTGACGATCCAACGCAGCACGCTGCAGACTGAGGCTGACGGCGTGGACTTGCCCGCCGATGACCAGATGCTGCCGTACTACTCAGTAGTGCAGACGTTTGACTTCCGAATCAATGAGGCAACGTGATGGCCGTTTCGTACAAAAAGGCGGCAATCAAAATCACTGGGCCAGACTTGTTTGAGCTTCGCCGGGCGTTTAAGCAGCTGCCAAACAACATTGCTGCCCGCGTTATTGGTGCTGGCTTGCGGCGTGCCGCAAAGCCTGGCGAAACAGCCTTGAAGCAGATCACGCCAAAAGGCCCAACTGGGAATCTGCGGCGATCGATCAAGACTATGGTGAAAAGGTATCCCCGCGACGGTGCAGCCGTTGCTGTGGTTGGGTACGTCAAAGCAGGCACGGGGAAAAGCAAGTCAGCAGGCGGTGGCAAAGTGATGAAAGGCCCAGACAGGGCTTTCCATCAGTTCTGGATTGAGTTTGGAACTGCGGAGCGATACTCAAAGATGAAATCTGCGAGGGGCGGCTATATCGCTAGCTCCTACAAGAAGCTTGGCCCTTTTGTTTTTAAGGGCGGCAAGAAGGTAAAAACGTCTCCGGCGTACCCAAAAGCGTTCTTCAAGAAAAGTACAACGCCCGTTTACTTGCGTTCCACTGGGGCTCAGCATCCAGTTGAAACCGCCTTTCGCATGAGTAAGGACGCCATCGCCGCAAACCTGACTGGCGAAATGCGGAAAGCCCTAGATAACGGCCTGAAAATACTTGAAGACCAAGCCCGGCGTGCTGCCCAGATGAACGACCTGGCCAAGCACCTGTAACTGCAAGGGGTGCCCCGTGGTCGCCTAGTTTTGGGGTAGGGCTTTGCCGCCCATAACTCACTAGGAGAGGCCACGATGCCAGCCGATTCGCAGGGCAATAACTTCGTATTCTCTGGCTCTACCTATACCGTCACTAGCGTGACCGTGACGCCGGGCGGAGATTTGCTTGACAACTCGCACCTCGGCCTTGCGAGTGCATCTAATCGCACTTACCAAGCGCCGGCGCTCAAGGACGACGAGATCAGCTGCGAAGCGTTTGGAAACACTTCTCTTGCGATCGGCACAAGCGGTACTCTGAACTTTGCAGCCGGTGCCTATACCGCCACAGTTTCAAGCGCCAGCATTGCCTACAGCGTTGGCGAGCTCGTCAAGCAGTCGCTGACGTTCAAGGTGAAGTCGTAACGACGGGAGGCCGTCGTGGCGAATGTCGCTCAAGGCACGACTGTCACTTGGAGAAGCATTGCGCTCTCTGAGGTGGTTTCCATCTCCGTGGATGGCGTATCTGCGGACGTTGTTGAGGTAACGCCCAAGAGTTACCAGGGGCGTGACAAGCGATTTAAGTCTGCAGACGGCGACTATGGCACCGTCACTGTGCGATGCCGTAGCACGGTAACCTTTATGAGTCCGTCGTACGTCACGATGACCGGCGCACTTTCAATCACGGCCCCCGGCGCGTCGTTCTCGTCTAGTAAGTCAATCCTTCAGTCGCTTGCCTGGAATGCTAGCGTGGGCGAACTGCAGGAGTGGACCGCAGTGTTCAAGATCACGGAGTGACGCATGGGCCTTGCCGAAGAAATCCTTGCCGCTGATCAGTCGCAGTCGCTCAAGGTCAACGTGCCTGAGTGGAAGTGCGACGTGTGGATTCGCACGCTACCGCTGGGCGAGTTGCAAGCGTGGGAGCTTGCCTGCCTTCGAGCAAAGGGCGATGGCATTGACGATTACCGCACGCGGTACTTGTGCAAGTGCCTCGTTGACGCGGACGGAAAACCGCTTTTCACCAGCGAGCAACTCAAGGGACTCAGCGGCACCGTTGGTGCCCGGCTGTTCAAGATTGCTCAGCGGCACAACGACTTAGACGAGAAGGAGATTGAGGACATCGGAAAAAACTCCTAGCCCGGCCGCTGGATGCCTTTGTGTATCTGCTGGCCGGGACGTTAGGGCGAACTGTTGAGGAACTTGGCCGCACGATGAGTGTGGCTGAGTTCAAGGGTTGGTTGGCAATGCACAGGTACGTGGCACCTTTGGATCTCGGAGGCTGGCGGCAGACAGGGCGAATAGTGGCGGCGACTCTGGCTCCTTACACAAAGGGCAGGCCACCAAACGAAGAAGACTTCATGCCGATTGAACGGCCACCAATGACTGGCGCACAGATCGCAGCGGAACTCTCAAAGCTGAAGCGGTGATGTATGGCAACAACTCTGGCACTGGCGATGCGGGCAAGCATGTCCGCAACTGGCGTTGTGTCAGGTGCCAACCAAGCCGCCAAGGCTATGGACCGGCTGGGCGATCAGGCCCGCAAAACGTCTAGCGACCTGTCGCTTATCAAGAACATCGCCATTGGGGCCGTGGTTGCCAAGGGCATTGGCATGGCCGCCGATGCGTTTATGTCGGCTGCTCGAGCGGCTGGCAGTTACGCAGTCCATGTATCGCAGTCGGTTGACGCAATGAACACTCTTGCTCAACGCACCGGCATTGGCGTTGAGTCGCTGCAAGCTTTGCAGATGGCCGCCAAGTTGTCGGGCATTGATGACGCGGCCGGGGCCGTGCAAAAGCTTGGCGTTGAAATAGGCCAAGCAGCAGAAAGCGGAAAAACCGAAGCGTTTACCAAGCTTGGGCTGGACTTTCAGCAACTGCAGGCAATGGCACCGGAAGAGCAGTTCCAAGCGATCCAGGCGGCCATCTCGGCACTGCCAACACCAGCAGAGCGTGCAGCTGCCGCCGTTTCAATCTTTGGCAAGGCCGGCGTTGAGTTGCTGCCGTTGATGAATCAGAACCTTGCCGAAGTTGAAGAGCGTATGCGGCGGCTCGGAGCCATCGTTGGCGACGATCAGGTAGAAGCCATTGACGGCATGAATAGAGCGCTCAATGTGGTCAGCGCCACCTTTGACGGCATCATCGGAAACGTCGTTGGCAACCTTGCCCCGGTAGTGGAGTCGCTGGCTAACGACTTGCTGGCGTTCGTGGAAGAGTTCAACAACATTGGCGGCGAAGGCGGCGGCATTGCCGACACGATTTCCAACGCCTTGCTAGACGTGGCGGACTACTTCGCTGGCATCTTTGACAACGCTGTAGCGCAGTTTGAAGGATTTAGCGTCACAATGGAAACAGTCGGGTCCATCTTTGAGACTGCTGGCAATGTGTTCTCTGCCGTTGGTGAAGTTTTGCGGGCCGTGTTTAACGTGTTCCAGTTGGCTGGCGATGCTTTGGCGGCTGCTCTTGGAACCTTCCTGCAATACCTCGGCTCGTACTTCGACAAGGACTTAGAAGCCTTTGGAAAAGGCATGGTTGATGCAGCGATGAAATCCACCGCCAAGAACTCGCGCGATCTGGAGGACGCCGCGTCCAACGCCGGCAAGTACGCCACTCGGGCTATTTATGGCGGCAACGACGCCGAGGGGGCAGAGCTAGGTCCGGCAGGGCGTGCTGTCAACCGCGCCCGCGCTCGTATGAACGACCCAGAGGCTCGTGCAGAGCGTGAGCGTGCTAGGGAACAGAGGCAGCGAGACGACAAGGCTGCGAGAGAGGCCGCAGCTGCGGACGCTAAGGCGAAGAAAGACGCTGAAGACGCACGCAAGCGACAGGAAGAGGCAGCCAAGAAGGCTGGAGAGCGATTGAAGAAGATTAACGATAAACAGGCTGAGGTTGACGCCATCACTGGCGAGCGCTCTGCCGCACTTCAAGGCAAGTCCAACGAAGCCTTGAAGGCCAACGACGTTCGCAGCAGTGAGGGTATGGCCCAGTTCTTGGCCCTAGCGACCGGCCGCGAAGATCCCGCCATCGCTGAGTACCGCAAGCAAACTCAGAAGCTTGACGAGATCCGTGGTGAGCTTCGGGCCTTGCAGCAGGAAAAGGTAGACATCCTGGGGGCTGCCGCCTGATGGCCATCCTTTCCTGCACAGAACTCGCCACCGTCGCCGCTTCGCGGAAGTTTGGCGAGCCGCCCACCTTTCAGCGCAAGTTCGTCGTTGAGGTGGATGACCCGACAACGAAGCAGACCGACATTGCCAACTACCCCGGCGTGGCGTTTCTAAATCCCCACCCAGAAGCGTCCTACTGCAAGGCGATGAACGTGTCGGTGAGCAACTACAACGGCTCACGCTGGCACTACGAAGTGACGTGGGACTACGAACTGCCGAAGCAGCAGAACGTAGACCCCAACCCGCTGGCTCGAGCAGACATCTGGAAGTGGTCAACCGGCGGCCTGCAAGTGCCGGCGCTCTACTACTACGAGGGCGAGACTCTCACGCCCCTTCAGAACTCTGCTCAGGACTTCTTTGAGGGCGTTCAAACCGATATTTCGACGCTCCAGGCGTCCATCAGCGGCAACCGTGCCACGTTCGACTACGGGCTGGCCACGACGGTGACCAACGCAATCAACTCTTCTGACTACCTTGGCGGTGACCAGTACACATGGAAGTGCAGCGGCATTGCTGCGACGCCTGCCGTCGAAGTCGTAAATGAATCGGAGATCCGCTACTGGCAAGTCGAGGTCACGCTGGAGTATCGCCCTGACGGGTGGCCGCTCCAGCTGCCCAACGTCGGGTGGAACTACTTGGACGGCGGCACCAAGAAACGGGTGACGGTGGCATACGATCCAGGCAGCGGTCAACCCATTGAGCAAGTGCCAGCAAGCAATCCGCAACCGCTCACGTCAGCCGGCGCGTTGTCCACGGGTGCCCCCACGGTCTTGGTTCGACGCGTGCATAAGGCCGTAAACTTCCAACAGTATTTCGGAACACCCACACAGCAGTAGGAGCAGCCATGCCAGACTTAACGTGGAACATTAACGCCCAAGTTACCCGTGGCAATCTCAACCAAGCCCTAGTGGCGTCTGGGGTCACTGCCGATTGCAGTGCCAGCGGCATCAACACGCTGACGCTGACGCCTGGAACCAACGCTGCCGGCACGGTGGCGATCACAACGGCCACGATGTCTAGCGTGGGCCTGTTCTTCGCCCGCAACCTGTCCACGGTGGCCACAGCGGCCGTTTCGTTTGGGCAGCTATCCGCAGGGGCTCTCGTGCCTTGCGTCTCGCTCAGGGGCGGCGAGGCTGCCGTAGGGCGTCTGGCTGCTGGCAACTACGCGGCTCAGTCCAACCTCGCCGGCACGCAGCTGGTGGTCAGCATTGTTGAGGGCTGAGCGTGGCTGAGCAGGGAGCAAGCAACGGCGCAGGGCAGGCGGCTGGCAAGTCGTTTGTGACGTTCTCTCGCCCGGCGGCGCAGCGGATCGCTAAGGCGGTGCGCACCGTTGAGGCCGGAGACCGGAACCAGCCGGGGCTCACGTTTGACCACCCGCAGTTCGGCGGTACGGGAAAGCTGTTTCGCGTCTGCACTTTTACCGGCTCGTGGTCTATCGGCTCCACAAAGAGCGTCACGTTTAAGTACCAGACCACAACGCCCAACACGGCGGCAGCAACTAACCTGTTTTTCCCGGTGACGAGCACCGCCACGCTTGACTGTGCCATAGCCAAAGACGGCACGGCGTGGTTCTTAGTAGACGTGCCTTTCTACACAGCGTCTGCGGTATTCATCACCGCCGTGTCAGTGGGTGCCACGCTGAACACCAACACGTGCGCAATCACCGTTGCCACTACTTCCTCCACGGCGACGGCCACATTCCTGCGCATTGGGGTGCCCTGATGGCTTGCCCATGCTGCGTTCAAGGCCCGTTGTGTCCTTGCAACTGTTCTGGCAGTGGCTTTGATTACTGCGACCCTTTTGAAAGTATTGACTTCTCGGTTCCGAGCACTTGCCCTGGAGGCTTCTGGCCTAACGAATACGACGTTCCGTGCTTCAATCTTGTGTTCGCAGATTTTGATGACGTGCTGCTTTATTTCGGCACAGCTGCGCAGGGCTATCCATTTGGTTTGCAGTGGCTAAAAGACGCTGCCGTTGACCTTTACGGAAACGAAACCTGCTCGTTTGCCATTCATGCGTGCCAAAAAGTCAGGGCAACTACTTCGCGGTGCATGCGCGACGGCGAGTGCATCTGCAATAACTACAGCACCACCGTTTCAACTGATTGGTGGGTTTGGTTTTTTGACTGCGAACAAGAAGTCTGGGTAGACATAACTGACGATATATTGACAGAAAACAGGGAAGTTTACTTTCAGCCCGGTGGAGTTCTCGGCCCTGCCAACAACTGCGTTGACTGCGAGTTTGAAAACGGAAACCCGCCAACACCGCCCCCTGACCCTGGCCCCTGCGACTATGACAGAACGACGGGGGAGTGCGAGAACATAACGGGAAACTTTCCATGATTACTGGACATCGGCGCGGGTTTGAGGCCCGCTGCAAGCAGCGTGGCTATACGCTTGACGAGGTTAGGCCGTGCATCGTCTCCGAAGATGGCGACATGATCACGGTGGACGAGACGCACGAAGCGTACCCGCGAGGCTGGAACATCAAGCAGCGCGGCCCAGGCACTGAACTAAAGACGCTGCTCAAGGATTGGCTCGGAATTGAGGCAAGCCCAACGTGCCGGTGCAACGGAATGGCGATCAAGATGAACCACCTCGGCCCCGACTGGAGCGAGTCGGAAGAGGGCATGTCCGAGATTCTTGGCGTGATGCGAGACGAGCACGCGAAACGTTGGGCCGATGGTCGCACGATCCTGCCGTGGACTGACGCAGGGGCAAGGCAGTTAGTGCTGCTGGCATGCCGCAGAGCCAGGGCCAAGGCTGGTTGACACACCTGCCACGCTACGGGCAAAGGAGTCGGCCGTGCCCGAGGACCACGTATTCACACTCAACGGCGACGAGCGGTGGCTGCTGCGTTTTACCACGCTCAAGGGTGCTGCCTATGGCTACACGTTCAGCCAGAAGAGCAAGCACCCGCGAATCATCCTTGACGCTCGCATGCGTGGCCGCAAGAAGCTCGAGGTGTTAGTGCATGAGTTGTTGCACGCTTTGAATCCAACGCAGTCTGAGGAGCACGTTGAGCAGCAGGGCAAGGATATTGCCCGCGTGCTCTGGAGTCTTGGATACCGCGAGGTGACTAATGGGCCGTAGCTCTGGCACATTCCGCCGCAAGAACGCATCAGACCCGTGGAACGTCACCACGCTAGATGGCAGCGTCACACGCATTGATTTCAGCACTCGCCTGTGGGTGCTGCTTTCTAGCGATTGGCATTGGGACAGCGTGAAGTGCAACCGCGAGAAGTTGTCTGCGGATCTCACGAAAGCCCGCGAACTCAACGCCGCAGTGCTTTCGATTGGCGACCACTTTGACGCAATGGGCGGCAAGTACGATCCGCGCTCAAACGGCAAGTGGGACGTGCGGCCCGAGTTCCAACGCGGCAACTACTACGATGACATCGTTACGCAGTGC